GGGAATGGGAATTGTCTAATGGCTTAATAGATAAAGCAGATATACTAATGCAGAAAGATCCTGATAGATTTCCTGATAGAGATGCAGCAGAAGATTATTTATTTGAAAGAAGTGGTGCAGACTTAGCAGAAGATGATGAAGAAGTAGAAGAAGAAAACACACTATTAGCACAATTAACTAGACCTGTATAGGAGGATATATGCCAAAAGGTAAAGGAACTTATGGAAGTAAAGTAGGCAGACCAAAGAAAAGAATGGTTAAAAAATCTATAAAAAGAAAAGTTAGAAGAAAGACTAAGAAGTAATGGCAGAATACCAAGGCAGAAAAGTAACACTTGATAAACCTAGTAGAATCACTAAGGGTGAAGCAGGTTATGGCAGAAAGAAATTTAAAGTATATGTTAAGTCAGGTGATAAGGTAAAAAAAGTAATGTTTGGAGATCCTAATTTATCTATTAAAAGATTTTCTGATGAAAGAAGGAGAAGTTTTAGGGCTAGGCATAAATGCGACTCAAATAAACCAAAAGACAAAACAAAGGCTAGATACTGGTCATGCAAGTTTTGGCAATCAAGGAAATCAGTTACAAGTTTATTAAGTGGGAGTTGATGGACTAATGTCAGATCAACTATTTATAGAACAGAACTCAGAACTTGTTACAGAGATACTACTACAAGTACAAGAAGAAACCATTGAACAATTATACAGACTTAAAGGACAAAGAAAAGCTGATGAGTTTGCTATATTCCTACAAGATTTAAATGTTAAAGAAATAATAAGAGCAAAAGCATCTAATGCTATTAATATTTATGATGCTTCACATGGTGTTATGCTACAAACAATTCAAGGCTTTGCAGCAATATCAGAAGAAACTCTAGTAGCTTTAAAAAACTATAGCACAGAATCACTATTAAATCAATTAGACAATATGGCTCAGATTATTAAGAAAGAAGTAGTCAATGGTATTATAGCAGGAACTCCCACACAAACAGTATTAGAAGCAGTTAGAGGACAGGGATCGTTGAGCAGAAGGCAACTACAAACATTGATAGATACAGCTATGAATGAATACAGCAGGAGTGTTACTAAGGTTATGATAGATTCTATGCCTAAAGACACTAAATATGTGTATATAGGTGCATTAGATGGCAAAACTAGACCTGTATGCTTAGAGATGATGTCAGCAGGAGAACAAACTAAGGAAGAAATAGAATCAACATTTGGTAGTGACGTGTTTATTAATGGTGGTGGTTATAATTGCAGACATAAGTGGGAAATAGCAGTACAAGATAAGTTTGGACACGACCAAAAAGGTGCTAAAAAGTTATTAGATGAGAAAGATCTAAACTAATGGCTAAGGGCAAAAAATTTAAAATGCCTAGCCCATTATTCAATAAAACATTTTGGGAACACTTTGGATCAGTAGCAGTCAATGCATATAGACATTATATATTTGATAAAAGCAGTCCAAGAATGTCTAATGATAGACCTTTTCCAGTATATTCTGACAAATATAAAAAAAAGACAGGTAAACTTAAAAGGCAAGATGCAAGTTTTGCAAATTCTAAAGCACCATTGCTAACAGGTGATTTAATGAGAAATACAAACCATTCTACAGATGCTAAAAATAATGCTATCTATATTGGGTGGAATGCAGAGGCTAATAAAGTAAAGTGGTTAAGAGATATGAAGCCTGAAAGAATACTGACTAGCAAGGAACACCCATTCCCTAAAAAGATTACTGGACAAAAATTAATGAAGCTATTTAATCAGCATTTGAAGAAAGTTATGCCTAAAGGTACAAGAACAACTACAATAGGCAAAAAGAAATAAATCTTTTTTATTAAGTATTTTCAATTATATTATAGCGAAGTTTTATAAACTAATTACTCACAAAAGAGGTTCAAATGTCAGAAAATAACACAACTCAAACTGAAGCAAATCAGGTAAATAAACCTAGCACAGAAGCTAGTCAAAACAATGTATCAGATGCAATCCCTAAGTCAAGATTTGATGAGGTTAATACTCAGAAGAATGATTATAAATCTCAAGTATCAGATCTTCAATCTCAATTAGATAAGTTTAAAGCAGACCAAGAAGCAGCTAGGCAGAAGCAGTTAGAAAAGCAAGGTGAATACAAAACACTTCTCGATGAAGCTAATGCTAAACTTGAAAAGTCCTCAGCAGTTGTAAAGGAATATGAGGAGTACAAGTCTAATAAGAGAAATTCTTTAATGGAAACTTTAACAGAAGATACTGACAAATCTATTGCAGAAGGACTATCACTTGATAAATTGGAGTTGTATGTAAATAAAGTAACTAAAGTAAATTCTGTTCCTACAAATACAAACAGAGCAGCTTCAAATGCACCACAAGGTGATTTTGGTGGTTATGATAGCATACAAGAGTTTGCTATGAAAGACCCAAAAGGTGCTGAAAAGTATTTAGAGCAGAATGTTCAAGGTTACATTAAGTAATTTAATAACAAGCTTTAAATAGCAGCACATTCAAAATGAAGGCTATTTAGCAGTTGAAAGAATGTGTAATTAAGAGGACTGAAAAATGGCAAATACAGATGTAGGTATTGCAGCTGGTGGTTTAGGAAAAACCATTGCAGCAGCAATAGTGCAATTCAATAAAGCAGCAGTTACTCCTTCTACTATCTCAATGGTAGCAGCTCAATCAGGAAGTAATGTTGTACAATTTCCAGTATATAGTAAATTAGGTGTTTCAGATGTTACTAATGAAGCAACAGGTGATGAAGATACAGAAGTAGCAGCAACAAGTATTACAACTGCTGCAACTAATGTTGAGGTATTAAGAAATCACATTAATGCAAGAGTAACTGACCTAGCAGCACATGGTAATGCAGATGCCTTATTGGTAAATGCAGGACAAGTTCTAGGTAATGCAGTTGCAGCAGAATTTGATGCAAACATTTGTGCATTATATGATGGCTTTGCAACATCTAAGGGAACTGATGATGGATTAAGGTTTTTAGATATAATGGATGCAGTAGCTTCTTTGGAAACTAATGATGCTCCTAGACCTTATTCAGCAGTTCTACACCCACAACAAGTGTATGGATCTTTTGGTTTATCTAATGAATTAGCTACTACTGCAACAGCTTCAAGTGTTGGAGCATTTGCTCATGGTGGTGCAGGATTTGTAGGTGATCAATTCTATAGAGCAGGTTTTGTAACTAGCATAGCAGGTATTGACTTCTTCACTTCACCACAGGTGATTGATGGCTCAACAGGAAGAAAAAAAGGTGCTATCTATTCTAAAACTGCTCTAGGTGCAGGTTACATTGACTTTGGTGCAGGTAACTTCATAGAGTTAAGAACTGAGAGAAATGAGTTAGGTGCTTCTACTAATTTAGTTGCTAATGGATATTGGGCAGCTTCAGAATTAGTTGATTTACATGGTGTAGAAATACATACTGAAATCTCATAATAGATAATAGGAAAGGGTGGTGTAAAAGCCACCCTTTTACTTCTAATGTCAAATAAAAAAGATATAGGCAATTTAAATAATAAAGAATTTGGGTGTGAACTTGATCCTGATAAAAAGCTAAAACTTGTTAGAGATGATGAGAAAGGGCAACAAGCATACTATAAAGGCAAAAAAATTAAATACATGGATTATATGCAAGAAGTAACTGAAAGAGTTATTAGAAATAAAAAAGGCAAGGGTGCTGATAATATAGGAATATTTGGTGGTGTAAGTTTTGATAAAAAAGGTAATGTTATTTAAGGAGAATAAATAATGTCAGAAAAAAAGAAATCAGTTAAAAAAGAAGTAAAAAAAGAAGTAAAAGTAAGTGGTTACAAGATTACAAAGCCTAATGGCAATGTGATAGAAAGAGATAAATTGGAAGATGTAGAAATAAAATCATATGAAGCCAAAGGTTGCAAAGTGGAGGGTGTATAATTATGATCATATTCTCACCAATAACTACTGAAGCTGCTTTAGGAACAGATGATGCAGGATCTTCAAATGTAGGCTCAAGTGAATTTGTAAGACTTCACAACACAGCAGCAACAGGCACAGAATATTTAGTAACATTAAACACTTCTGATGGAACAGACATAGGCACATTTTCATTAGATGGCTCTGATACTGTAATAATAAGAAAAGCATCTACAGACAAAATCTTTGCAGCTAATGCAGCAGTTCTTGCCTGTGGTGTTACTATTATATCAGATGCACAGCCTAAAAAATATTCAAAATCTGCTAGTTAATGTCTTTAATAGATAACATTAAAAAATCAGAAGGCTTTAGGTCCAAAGTTTATAAGTGTACTGAAGGCTATGACACTATAGGCTATGGCTTTGCTATTAAGGATTTAGTGTTAAGTGAAGATATTTGTGATATGATACTAGAAAGAAAACTAGCAGAACTTAAATTAAGAGTACATCACCAATTTCCATTCCTAGAAGATTGCCCTGAAGAAGTGCAAGATGTTATTATAGAAATGTGTTATCAGATTGGTGTTAAAGGTGTATCTAAATTCTCTAAAACTATAGACCATATTATGAGGAAGGACTATAGAGCAGCTAGTGTTGAAATGCTAGATAGCAAGTGGGCTAATCAAACACCAAATAGAGCAAAGAAATTATCAGACCAAATGAAATATGCAAGATAGGCTTGGGTGTCCTAATTGTTATAGTATTCAGATAATAAAGAGTGGTTGGGATCATGGAAGACAAAGATACCAATGTAAAAGATGTAAACACAGGTCTTCATATCCAGTAACAGATGTAGAACTACTCAGAGAAAATGTAAGATACAGGAAAGAAAAACAGAAAGCCCAAGATGTATCAAGAATAGAAAGAAAGGGCTTTAGAGAACATGCAAGAATTGAAAATGCTGTTGAAGAATACAGCAAAGAATTAAAAAAGCTATTTGAAAATTATAAACTACACAAGATAACTAGAAAGTATAAGAGTAGTAATAAAGCAGCAGGAGTTATCCAGTTTAGTGATGTGCATTTTAATGAATTAGTTGATCTGCAAAATAACAAGTATGATTTTAAAGTTGCAGCACAAAGATGTCAATATTTTGTATCAAAAGCTAAACAATACTTCAAGAATGCTAATATAACGAACGTAGTAGTGGCTTTAACAGGAGATTTATTAAATTCTGATAGAAGGTTAGATGAACTGCTAAACCAAGCTACAAACAGGGCTAAGGCTACTTTCTTATCTGTAGATATTATGCAACAAGTAATACTTGACTTGAATAAAGATTTTAATGTATCTGTTGCAAGTGTAGTTGGGAATGAAGGTAGAGCCAACAAAGAACTGGGTTGGAGCAATGTAGTAGCTACTGACAACTATGATTACACTATTTATAATTGCCTTAGATACTTGTTTAAAGATTCTAAAGTACACTTTATAGATGGTGATCCTAGTGAAATGGTAGTAAATGTAGCAGGACAAAACTTACTAATGCTTCATGGGCATGGTGGATTGAAAGGTGGAATAGAGAAAGCAATCAATCAAATTATGGGCAGATACTCAGCTAAAGGCATAGATGTTGATTATGTAATATTTGGACACGTTCATTCTGCAAGAGTAGGAGATAATTATTCAAGATCTTCAAGTATGGTAGGTGCAAATGATTACTCTGAAAAGGCTTTAAATTTAACAGGTAGAGCATCTCAGAATTGCTATATCTTCTATAACAATGGCAATAGAGATGGAATTAAAATTGATTTACAAAATGTAAGTAATAAAGGATATGAAATTGACAAAAGTTTGGAAGCATATAATGCAAAATCAGCTAAAAAAACGAATAAGCAAGAAACAATCTTCAAGGTTGTTGTTTAATTCTATCATATATACCTCCTCCTATTTAGTGTATTGTGTGCTTCCTTTTATTACAGGAGAATTATGTCAAAAACATTAATAGCAAGTTTAAGTGGATTAACAGTTACTTGGATAGAATGGCTACCAGTAGCAATTAGAGTTATGGTAGGGTTAGCAACCTTTGCCTATATATGTTTAAAAATTTATAAGCTATACAATAAATGAATGAAGAAGAATTACAAAAACAAGCAGAGGGTTTTCTAGGTAATTGGATATGGTTATTTCTTTCAGGTATAGCATTCCTTCTGTTCAAATCAACAATAGAAAGTGTTGTAGAAGGAATCAAAGTATTTTTAGGGAAGGACATTAATACAGATGATGTGGTTATTTTAGATGATAGACCTGCAAGAGTTATTAGAGT